TTCACGAGAGAACACAGTGCCTGCGCTGTTGTAGAAGTTGATACATATCTGCGGGTTTACATACGAGTTATCTATGTACGCCTCGATGTACCCTCCGTTCGTGCCGATGTTGATGACGGCACTCTTTGCCTCGTTGTCTAACGTATCTACTGTTAGTTCTAATTTACTCATTGCTTTCTCCTTAAGTTACAAGTGCCGTGTGATTTCAAGGTAGGGTGCGACTGCCACACGGCGAAGCAGTCACACTTTCGGGTCACTGTGACCCGTTTTCTTTTAGGATGGGTACATCCCATGCCATGTCGGAGGTACGAACTCGCTCGGCTTCATGTCCTCCATCCACCGCAGGGCTTGCCTCATCTTGCCAATGGTTTCTCTGCGCTTGTCAGTCGGTGCGACTGCGTACTCACGCTGTACTAACTCAAGCTCTTTCGTTGTGCGTTGCTTGAGTCGCTCGATCTTGGTCAGCCCACGGCTCGGTGCGGGTGGGCGTTGTGTCCTTGGAAAAGGTAGCTTGCGTTTGGTGCGGGGCATAACAGGGATAGCCTCAAAGAGTGCAGTAATCTCACGCTTCTTATGCTCGGGCATCCAGTCAGTCCAATGCGAGCCGTTGTTGGGGATGTCACTGTCTTGTGCCAGTTGGGATGGCGTGAGCCCATGTATTTGGTAGCCCTCGATCTTCATCACCATCTTTTCCAGCACCTTGATGTATGCGGTGAACGCAAGGTCACGCTCAGGCGTGGGATGAACGCTCTTGTACCTTACTCCGACTTGTGCATTAGTCAGTTCGTATCTGAGGGGTGACATCAAGTCACGCCATAACTTTGCGTGATGTGTTCGCTTTATCTTGTCAGATCGTTGTGCGTTTTTGTTGGCAAGTATTTCATCACGCAGTTTGAATCGTCTGTTGAGCACGATCTCTTGGTACTCCTCAAGCGTCTGAGGCACTGCGGTTTTCTCTTTTCTGAATGTCGCTTTGATGTCCTCAGTCAGTGCCGTTGGCAGTGGTTCACGCATGATGTGGTTGTGAAGCTGCTTTGCGCTGAGTTTGTAGAGGTCAACTTGCTTGGGCGGTGTACGCCTGATGTGTCGGGTATCCATGACTAATGCACCTTTTAAAGTTAAGTAGGACGGAACTGTCCGTAACTACTCGGGATGGACGGCAGTTTGGACATCGCAAGACCGCATGAACACTGGCTCTCACGAAATCTGTCTCGATTATATATCGTTTTTAAATAACAAACAAGCCAAAGGACAAAGACAAGGATGGTCGGGCTTGCAAAAATATACGCACATATACAGACACACTCCTATATATATAAATATATTTAAAAAGATATATGATAAGGACAGTTTTTGCGGACGCTAGGATTGGTGCGGGTTTGCAGTGTCCAAGTGCTCGGTAAACTTGAGTAATTGTGGATAGGTGGTAAAAAATCAGACTAATGCACATTTAAGATTTTCGGGTCATTGTGACCCGTATTTCGGCTCGTGCTTCCATGTCTTCGATGCGTCTGAGCATGAAGGTGCGCTTCACATCACGCTCGATCTTCTCCATGTACTTGGGGCGTTGCTCGTTGTTCCACTTAGCGAGTGCGACTTCTTTGGGTGAGTAGTGTTTGAATTTGGACATGATGTTCTCCTTGGGGTTTAGTTTGTTTCTGTAATGACAAAATCGCTGTGTTCTCCGATGGCAGGTTCGCCATCCAAGTAGTAGAAGATGCGTTCGTCTTCCGCATCCTCAACGCCATCCCATTCACCGAGCGCAACAGTCATGCCTGTGAAGGGTTCTTTGGTGTCAAGCCAGTATCCGTTGGCTGTGATTGTTTGATATTTCATGGAATTCTCCTTGGGGTTAAAAATGAATAGACAAGATACGAAACACCGAGAGAAGCTCTTTCTCTCGGGTTCGCAGAAAAAAGCGGGTCACAGTGACCCGAAAATCACGCAACGAGAACCGCCAAGGCTTTACGTTGCTGTGCAGGGGTGAGTTTGCCAAAGGCTTCAATGATTTTCGCAACAGGGTCAGCAGGTTCTTTCTTTGCGCTCGAAGCCCTGCGTGTAGTTCCCTCGATCATGTGCATCGTGTCACGCACTACAGTCTTCGTGGACTCGTACTTCGGGTGACTCGTGATGAGGGATACCTTGCCCGTGACATCATGCACCTTGAAACCCGCTTCACCCACTTCCATCTTGGCACATGCCCACTCGATCACAATGGGTCTGCATGCTTCGACTGTGGCGTAGCCTGCTTTTTGCATACCCGTGATAAGCGTGACCCGTGAGTCAGCGAATGTATCGAGCGTTTTAAATGCTTTTGCTTTGTTTGTCATGATTTTCTCCTTGAGGTTGATTGAATTGCCTAGGGCTGACTACCTTAGACAACTTCTATTGTGCATACACCCTGTTTTGATAGGCATCGAGAGCCTTTTTCGGGGTGTTTTCGGGGCATTTTCGGGTCACTTTGACCCTGTTTTGGCGTGTTTTTGGCGGTTTTTGACCCCCACCCTACCCCCACCAACCCCTATAGGCAGTGCCACCCCCTGTCACATACGAACACTGTTCCATAACCGCAAAACAAACTTTGTAATAACTTAGTACTAAAAGGCACCCCACACAAATTTTATAAAAATTTAGAAATACCCGTGTCTAACGTTTGACAACCCCTCTGTACAGACGAAAAAAAGCCCCGACCTTGCGAGCCGGGGCTAAAGATGGCATCTGTAAAACCATCAAGGAGAAAGCAAGCGAACTTGATGAGTTTGGCCAAAGGCCAAAACGATCTTGCGCACCCACTCAATTTGAGTGTACATTATCTACATCGCAGGTTCAAGGGCTTATGCGCAGAATGTTAGATCACTTAATCAATTTCGAACCCGAAGTGCACGCTCACTCAGGCGATTTCGTCCCTATGGAGAAGACCGATCCAGCAGATGCCGTGGATGGAATGTCCAATACGGTAGACTGGCTCAAAGAGTTGGGTGCTGTAGACACAGATACTTTGGTCAACGAGTGTCAAAGCCAAGCTGCACGTACTGCTTTCACCAACATCGTCACCGCCAAACCTGCGGAAATCACGCATACTTCTCTGGCAAATATCAAAACGCCAGAAGCCGTGAAGAGACTTGTGGGTATGCTTTCAGCCTACGACTGGGAGTTTGTTCATCAAGCTAAACAAATTAGGGGCTACGCAGTGGCCAAGCTGGTGGAAGAAACCGAACACCCCAACGCCAATGTGCGCCTTAAAGCATTGGTTGCCCTAGGTAAAGTGACGGAAGTCGGATTATTTACAGAGAAAATCGAAGTCAAGAAGACCGAGATGTCGGACTCTGAGCTTGAGACACGGATCAAAGAAAAGCTCAACAGGTTCATGGGCGTGATAGATGTAATCGACGTTACGGAAGACACGGCAGATGAAGCGTGACGCTTTTACAACACTGAGTAAGATTGAGCTTGAAGCCATGCAGAAGGCTTTGCCGCACATGTCCGTGCAGGAGAAGATGGAACTCTTTGAAGACTTAGAGCTTCGGGAGAAACGAGCCAGCCTAAAAGCTGCCAGTACCAACATGCTAGGGTTTGCTACTGCGGTATACCCCGGATTCAAAGTTGGCCCTCACCACAAGAAGCTGGCCAAGATATTTACAGACGTAGTCGAGGGTAGGAAGAAGCGCGTGATTATCAACATCGCGCCACGTATGGGTAAGTCTGAATTCTCCTCTTATTTGTTTCCTGCGTACTTTCTAGGTAAATATCCTGAGAAGAAGATCATCATGGGCACGCACACTGCGGGTCTGTCGGAAGACTTTGGGCGGCGCATACGTAACTTGATTGACTCTGATGAATACCGTGATGTTTTCCCCCAAACAATGGTGGCAGATGACCAAAAGGCGGCTGGTAAGTGGTCTACAAGCGCTGGCGGTCAGTATTATGCTGCTGGTGTCGGGGGCGCTCTTGCTGGTCGTGGTGCTGATCTGTTCGTTATTGACGATCCTCACTCGGAGCAGGACGTAA